CGAACACAGAGGCAATAATGTGAATCTGGCTGACCAACCCCCCATTTGGGCCGTCCTGAATTACAAAACAATGACTGCCAGACTGGTCGACGTGGGTATTTATAAATGTGATAATGAAGGCGTTGTCCTGAATCAGGAAGCCAACGCCTTTGGGCTGATTGCACTGGATATTGTCGAAGCGAATGGCTCGTATTTGCTCAGTTGCCGTCCCACCTAACATGTCTACGCAGTCGCCGGCAGTCGCACCGCCAACTTGCTTGTTTCCAATCATCGCGAAATCGCGGAAGGTCATGCCCTCGGCGGATATTCCGGTTGTTCCGGGTATGGTGATGATGAAGAAGCTGCCGCCGGTAGAAGTATTCGTCAGGGATGAGCCGGACTGAACGTTGGAGTTGAACCCCGCATCAATTGGGCCTCCCATACCCTGCCCCTCGATGACAACGGGTTTCTTGATCGTGACGGGCCAGCCAGCTCCGCTGCAATTACCCTGCTGCAAAATAATCTTACCGCCTGCTGATGGGAGAGCGTTGTAGGCTTCCTGCACTCCGCACGTGGTTGAACCGCCACCAAACTGAGCCGCATAGAGAACATTGCCGATGCTCTTAGGGGTATCCGCCGTAAAGACACCAGTGAAGGTTTTTGCTCCTGCAATTGATGCCTGCGTAGTGGAAAGATCAACATATCCGTTTGTAACTTTGCCCTGTGTGACGGCGTTCGCGGCAATCGTGGCTGCGCATCCGCTTGAGGTTATATCTCCCGTCAACGCAGGCTCCTGAGCACACGAACCTACGCCAGAAATATCCGTGAATGCAGGCTGAGATGCGGTGAATAGTCCAGTCGTGGAATCGTAACTGCGAATCCAATTGCTAGCCACAGCAGCTTTAGTTACTGCCAATTGCGGCAAGCTGGTCAAATCAGTGTAATCAGGCTGCGTCTGCGTAAACAGGCCCGTCACGGAACTGTAGGAATTGAGCCATTTATGAGCTGCATTTGCTAGTGTTGCAGGAAGTGTTGGAGTCCCTGTAATGTCGGTATAGGCTGGTTGACTCGCGGTAAACAGCCCCGTGGTTGAATCGTAACTTCTAAGCCAATTTGAAGTGACTGCCGTTTTTGTGACTGCTAACTGAGGCGCACCGCTCAATTCTGAATAAGCAATCTGCTTTCTCAGGAAATTGCCGTTTGCATCTATGCCAGTGAGATATTGATTGCTTACCGCCGCATTGGTCGCCAGTTTGCAATCTGATGCTAAAGTCCCTGCATTGTCAGAGCAAATTAGAGCGCCAAGCACGTTCAATATTGTCCGCTGCGTAATCGCTATGCTTGCATTTTGGATTGTGGTATACCCTCCACCGCCACCAGAGGCACAACCCGTTCCGGTACACGTTCCATTGATAACCACATCGCCAAAAGTGGTCGTAAGAGTGAAATTATTTGTTCCTGTCCATGTGTTGTTTGTGTCGGTTGCGGGAAAATTGTGGGTCTGCCCGAATGCGCAAATTGACACTAGAACGATAAGAAAAACACACTTCAAAACCTTACTCGTAGGCATATATTTCAGGCACCCTTGTAGTGTATAAATAGGTTATGTTTTATAAACATGGACATGCCAAACGAGCTAGCAGAACGGCTGAATACAAAGCTTGGGAGAATATGATTTCTCGCTGTCATACTAATCAGGCCATATATGCCCGATATAGGATTAAGGGAATAATTGTTTGTGAAAAGTGGCGCAATTCTTTCTCTGAATTCCTTGCTGACATGGGCCCGCGTCCATCTCCTCGTCATTCTGTTGATCGCATTAACAACGACGGCAACTATGAGCCGGGTAATTGCCGCTGGGCCACGGGAACCGAACAAATGCTTAATGGAAGATGGAAGGACTACCGTAAACCAATATGCAACGTTGAGGGATGCACCGGAATTGGAAATAGAAAAGGTCTTTGCAATAAGCATTACCTGAGAATTTGGTACAAATCCCATCACCCTCCTACGCACTCTTAGAAACAGTTTTTATGAGTCTTTCACTCGGCTTATAGTCAGGATCAGCATTGAGATACGCGTCCACAACGCGCCACGGAATCGGGTCAGAAGTTTGAATTTCATAAACTCGGTCGCGCGACCTTCCCAACCGCCGCCAAATGGCCCTTGTTTTAAATTTCCCAATAGCTCCCGCGCTCACGTCGTATTGATTCGACCAAGTGTGCCCACCATCATCTGACCAGCGCAAAGAGATAACAGGCTCACGGGTTACTAAGCCTTGATAATCGGACTGCAATAGTCCGCCGAGAGTCACTGAAAGCCTGTAATTCACAGTTCCAGTACTGCTCACCATTTCTGTAAATAGCGGATAAGCAGCATTGAAAGCCACTGAATTTGTACTCAAAACCCCGGTATTAGAGATAACTACCTGCCATGATGTCGTGTGAGAACTGTCCGTCATGAACAGAGTTTGTGCTATGCCGATAGCTCCTGCGGTTGTCTGGAGAGTTCCGTTATCGTTCATGGTTAGCGACCATAAAGAAGTGTTTGGAGCGGCAAGAATGATCGTTGTCGGAATCGTCTGACTAACAATTGGAATGTTTGAGCCTACGCCGCTTTCAATATCCACTTGCAAAGAAATGTGCTGCTGCCATTCTTGTTCTTTGGAAATATGCGGAGCGCGTCTCAGCCTTTGGATTGGCATTCCGAAGTCATCGGCAAAAATCCAGCCACCAGCCCCGTTTGAGACTGGGATTGCCATTTGGTAAATGTTTCCAGAGTCCCAATCACCCACCAGGTGTTTACCGAAGGCGTAAGTGTGGCAATTACTTCTGTGGGCATAATGCACTCCATTTTCTAAATGATCGCGTTCATGCCACATACTTGTGGCAACATCAAAAACCCAAGTCGCACCGCGTCCTGAATTAGCGGAAGGGAAAAACACAACCCAAAAAGCATGGCCCTGATCCTGATAAGCGTAAGAAATAGCGTCTGAAATCGTGGGATAGCCTTGCCATGCGTACTCAATCGCGTGATTTGTTACCCTGATTGGTGTATAGCCTTGGGCTTTCCACCCAATTCCGCCGCCGTGCTCATTTGCGCCAATCCAGAATGATGTGTTATCGAGTTTCGTATTTCCGAAAACCGCGCCTGATCCCTGCTCGGCAAAAGCTCCATTGATAGGCAGAAAAGGCGTATTTGGATCGCCAGTATTTGCGTAAACTATGCTCTGTTTTGCCCCAAAAAGGCATATTTCCCGATGATCGACATGCATCGAGAGCACGTTATCGGCAAAGAAACTGACTTGTTCTACGTCTGCAAGACTCCAAGTCGTAGCATCTAGAAGAGTAGAGAACTGAAAAACATCTGAATTGTCCTGAAGAGCTAAATAATAGCCATCTGAGTAAGCCACGATTCGCGGACTGACCATGTTTAGCGGTTGAATAAAAGAATTGTCCGCAAGCGTGAGAGCATACCCAATTCCCCCGGAGGCAATGAGAATATGCAGCGGGCCTCCTGTAATTGAGGCCATAAGGCCATCATTCGCCACTGCCCCCCGGTTTGCAAAAGTGCCATCAGTAAATATTTCAAAGAAAGTAGAGCCTGCCACGCCGAACGTGCGACCGTTAATCGTGAACAGGCCCCTTAACGGTGAATCTGGCAACTGGGAAAACACCGTCAAGCCCGGAGTCGGATACAGCGCAAAGCCTGATTTACCTTGCTGGCTCTCAATAGATTCGGGATACCAGTTAACGACACGCTGGCAATCAGCATTAACGCTTTGACTGGTATAAGAACCACCTACGAACGCGAAACGCGCCATGTTAGAATGTGCCCATGAATAGACGTGGATTTCTTGCTGGCCTTGGTGCGCTCATTGGTGGCATTGCCATAGAAGAGGCGATTCCTTTTGGCCGCGTGTGGTCATTTCCGAAAGAGGTTAAGTGCGTAAACTTTTGCAGCGATGAGTATTCCATCGCGTATAACCGCGCTCTAAATAACTACCTTTCCGAATACACCAAATACATGGAATCAAAACTTCCTATATCTTCTCGCTTTGAATTGGTGGCACAGCACGCTAATGAGATAATGATGCAAAAGCTAGAAGATATGCATTTCTTCAAAGGCGATGCTTGGTAAATCACTTCCCTAAAAGCCAATTAAACCTGCTGCCACCCGTTGCGGTAATTGCTGGATCGACGCGGGAAATTGAGTCCTCGCTGTTCAAAGATTTCAGTGCTCCCTTGCTGGCCAGAGCTTGCGCTAAAACTTCTGGCCTGACATTCGCGCCGAATTCAGGAGCCAAATCGACTGCCAAGTTGTAACGGAGTGCCTTGAAATATCCGGGTGGAAATACCAAATCAGTTGCTAGCGTTGCGGCCTGCGTAAGCGGTGCCCATGTTCCTAAAATCGTCTGATTGGCGACTGAAGGGACAGGGAAGTAAGACAGTGTTCTCAGCGGAAAGCCGCCATCGTCATAAACACCCTGCGGAATTGTGGTTGTAATACTCTTGACTGGAATCGCCTGCCATTCCGTATCCGTAAACATCTGGATTGGTAATTCAAGCGGCTGGGCAGGGTTATTCAGAATCACCATGGAGATGTATTCAATCCGGGCAGGCCGAGCCATGTTGAATGTTCCGCCCGTTCCAACTGTGTAATTCTGCGTTCCCGGAACTAATGTAAATGTGTTTCTGTTGAGCGTAAAAAGTGCGAGATGTTC